TTTGCCATATAGATGTAAATCTGCTTTGGAACCCATTTGATCAATCGCTCCACTGACATCAATAACAAATTCTTTATACCCTGCTGCTTTCTCTCTGGATTTCCTCCCTATCAAGCCGCTTAATATATTTCTAAAATAATCGGAATTAACATATCTTAGTACATTTCCATATACTTCTTGGAGTTCTGCCTGTTTGTGTTTGTCGTCCAAGCTTATAAGATCTTTGTAATTACCGGTGTTTAAAGATAGTTTGAAAACTAAATCCAACACGACGTCATTAATGTCTGTGAAAGTCCCTGTGAGAGTTTTAGTTGTTTTACTTTTACTCGCATGTGTATCTGCTTCCTTGGAAAGATCTGAAATAACGTTTTTAATTAATTGTCGCGTGACTTTTTTACGATATCGTTGAAAAGCTGCAAATATGGCTGCTCCAAGTATTCCTTCAGCAACATCTCCCTTATTAGAAATTCTCCCTTCAGTGGAGGTACCCTGAGCCAATTCAATTTTATCCCCATTTGGAAATATTCCTCGATAGAAAAACCCTCCCTTGGTTTTATCCTTATCAGGGGTTAGCTCATATTGTTGTTTTAAAAGATTAATAACAGCGTGACGAGTGATGCGGCTTCCGACATTAGTCAGGCGCCATGTAGTTGCCGTAGTGGTAGGGTTCTCTTGTATATCTGGATAAGTTTGTTTTAAAAAATCAAGCACGTCGCTGCGAAATGTTAGAGATTGCTCACTCAACACTTCATCAAACATCTCATACAACATTTGTTTTGTGAACGTTTTAGTACGCGGCGCAAAATAGTTTTCTACAAGCTTATCAAGTTCAGACATATTATAAATAGTTCCTTATACGATGATATCGGCAATCCCTAGTTCTACTGCTTCTTTGGCACTCAAATAAACATCGACTTTCTTATTGAGCATATTATTTAATTTTCTTTTTGTCAAGTTCGTTTCTTCTACAAGGGCATCAATATGCTGGTTTTGTAAATAACGAGTTTCTTTCATTTCGTTTTCTAATGAGTGAATAGCTCCGTAGTGTCCTCCACGGACTGAATGCATCATTATCCTTGTGTGCTTACCTACTCGTCTTTCGCCTTTGGTTCCAGCGGCTAGGAGAAGGACACCGGCTGACATTACCTTGCCAACTCCGTATGTAAAGATTGGGCAATCCTCGCGCATCAATCGCATTAAGTCATAGATGGCGAACATACCAAGGGCATCGCCGCCCCAAGTAGAAATATAAAAATCAACTGGGTGGGCGATTACTTCTTTGCTATCGGGTGTAGCTATTTCGTGGCACGTATGGCGAAGGTACAAAAGCCCTGTGCATACTTCCTGTATTTGATCATCGTCTAGGTTCCCAAATAAAGTAACCGCTCTCATAGGAGGAGCGGCTGGTGGAGCATTCGCTAATATGTCTAATATATTGGGTTCGGGCACCTCTACTTCTTCTTTTGCAGACTTCTTTTTTTTAGGCATTTATTCAACTTCCTTGTTTATAGTTGTTTCACGCTTAGCACGTAATACCTTTTTATAGTGACTGTCTAATGCTTTCATAATATCATCCCAGTTCTCTATTTCCAAGGCATCTCTATAAGTAGGTGGAAGTGCCTCTTTTAGACCACGTGCAGTATCCCGTTTCCATTCGAGAAAAGCCGCTTCATCTGTATTTTTGAATATTTTTATTTTTTCTTCATCGATGTGAGAATCTTCCATAGATATATATTTTGCCGTCATCGCAAAAATTAGTTGTTCATAAGCGAAGCCAATCAGCTTAAAAGCGTGTATTTTGACTTCGTTAACGTATTGTACTTTTTTGTGAAAGGAAATGAGCTTATCTATACCAAGATAAACGAAACCACCCAAGAAAAACCAAAAGAATTCATGCATCTAATACCTCACTCTGTAAGGATAGTATATTTTACTTGTTCTTTTTTGTCAAGAGTCTTTTTGCTACACGGCGAGCAATTTCTTGGACTAACTCTTCTTCGCCCATATCCTCTTCAGCTTCTTCTTCGGCAGGAGGCTCCATGTCGAGTTCTTCTTCGCCGCCTTCTAACTCTTCTTCACCGCCCATGTCAAGCTCTTCTTCGCCACCCATATCAGGGGCTTCGAGTTCTTCACCTTCGGGGGCGGCTTCCATAGCAGCGCGAACCTTATCGGCAACCTTGAGGAAAGCATCAGCTTCTTCATCGGTAAGGGTAAGCTCACCGGCTTCCTCTCCACCTTCTAGGTCTTCTTCGCCCTCTACAGGCTCTTCTTCCATGTCCATTTCTACATCGAACTCTTCTTCGCCTTCAGCGGGTTCTTCACCCATTTCTTCTTCGGCAGCGAATTCGTCTTCGACAGGTGCATCACCTTCATCATCTTGATAAACTGCGGCTTCTTCTTGGAACATCTCGTTGATAAAATTACCAGCTAATGGTTCCATCTCAGCTAATTTCATGAAGCGGCGAACGGTGCCCTCTTCTAGTAGTGTTTTCTTAGACATTTTAATCTCCTTGACTAAGTTGTGTTAGATGCAACGCATCTTTTGGTTTAGTGGTTGTTATAATTAGTATGTTTTTTCAATAAAGTTATTTTTTTGGATTTTCTTTAGTACTTCTTTTTCTATTTGGGTCACTCGGACATAAGAAATGCCTAGACGTTCGCCAACTTGCTTCAAAGTCATATTTCCATTTTTCTTAATTGCTATCTCTGTGCAGTTGAGGTCTTCATCATATTCAATCCACAATCTACATTCTTTTTTCTTGCAACATTTTTTATCTTTTACGCATGCTTCTGCACATATTTTCATAGATCCTCCTCTCTTTCGATCATGTCAAATATATCTTCTATTTCATCCTGATTCAACCCAAAACGGTTGATAATATCTTGTTCTTTTTTTCTTATTTCTTTTGCTTTCTTCATTCTAAACTTTCTAGCCAACATACTGCTTTCTTTCATTTTTTCTATAAAAGGCATTAGAGTTGGGTCTTCTAGAAGATAAGCTTTTATATATTCATTAAAAAACCAGAACTTCGTTATATCATCAAATTTGAGTTTGATACGCAAGTTTGCATCTAAGGTTCCTAAGCTTGGAACTCTAATATATTTTGCATCTTCTGGTAATATTTTTCTTTTTTTCATTTTGCAAGAATGTGGGTTCTGCTTTCTCCAAGCCCAGCACTAGTTTGACGAATAAACTTTGTCTTCGTCCATAGTTCGGTAATATTCCGTGCTCCTGAGTATGAGAAGCCAGATGTAATGCCATTTCTAATGTCTCGTAAAACATCTTCTAGATCGCCTTTATATGGGATGCGAGTTGAGATACCTTCATTAGAAGAATATTTTCCTCGCCATTTGATTTGTGCTTCTTTGCTAGCCATACCTCGGTATATTTTATATTGTAAGCCATTGGCATCTTCTATAACAAATCCTGGGGATTGTTCCGTTCCAGCCAGCATAGAACCTAGCATTACAAAATCTGCTCCTGCTGCTAATGCTTTAACTATATCGCCAGAACTTCTAATGCCGCCGTCGGCAATGATCCTTGCGTCTCTATCGCTGACGGCACAATCCATAATCGTTTGTAGTCCTGGTACTCCGTGCCCTGTTTGAATTCTAGTAGAGCAAATGGAACCACCGCCGACGTTGCACCTTACACTATCAGCGCCCCAGTCAGATAAAGCTTCATAGCCTTCTAGTGTAGCAACGTTACCAGCCATAAGATGAACTGTGTTACCAAAGATGTTGCGTAATGTTTCTAGAGCATTTTTCATAAGAGTATGATGCCCGTGGGCAATGTCAATACAAATGACGTTTGCTCCTGCATCAAACAAAGCACAAGCTCGACTTTCATAATCGCCTGTTACGCCAACGGCGGCAGCGATGGGAGCAAAGCTTGTGCTTTGTTGGATTTGACTTATAATCGCAACTTGTTCAGCAGGGGTGTTATAGCGATGGACGACGCCCAGCCCTCCTGCTTCTGATATGTTGATTGCCATATCATATTCTGTTACTGTGTCCATTGGGGAAGAAATAACCGGCAAATCTAAAAACATTTTGTCGTCTAAATGATTACCAATCGTTACTTCTTGTCTGCTCTCAATATCGGAATATTGAGGTACTAGCAATACGTCATCATACGTTAGAGCTTGTTTCACTTTCCACCTCTTGAATGAGCTTGTTCAGATACCATCGAGCTTTCTTTAGGTCTCTAAGGGATTGTCCCTTGTAAAGATGTCTCGTAACATACTTAACGATATTGCTTTCTGGATAATCCATTTTCCACGAACGAATATATTCGTATGTTTGAATAGCCTGCTCACCTTTCCAATTGACATTGTAATGTGATGGCTGATCAATTTCTTTCTCTTCTACCACTGTTTTGTTTTGCTTTTCCATAGTGCCCTCCCTATTAGCATTCCTGCAAATAAACATATAATGTTGGATGCTGTTAACAACATTGCAACGATAACTTGATCATCTAGCATATAAACTCCATTGTAATTTATTCTTCTTTCTTTTGCAATAGAAAAACTATAATAATTATGAATAATATTATTATTTCTATCTGCTTTATAAAGTCTGGGGTAGACTTATATTCTTCTAACAAGGTTAGTATCAAAACTAACCTAATTCAGCCCAACTGCCCTCAATAACATCGACATCTTTTTCTTCTAAGATGCTTATTAAATTGTCCCATTCCTCTGGATTTGTTGTTTCTGTGTGAGTGTCAAAGAGGACATAAGTGGCATCGTAGTCAAAGCCTTGAAGACCTTGCACATAACCACCACGAGCATATTCGAATAATGTTACTTTCTCTGGCTCGACGCCATACTTCTCTTCAAAGATTTCGAGTAGCGGGGCGTCATTACTGCCTTCTTCCCATTCTAGGAACTCATCGGCAATTTCTAGTTCCTCTGCCAAATCGTAATCGATTGCAAAGCCTTTATTTCTCTGTGGGTAATATTCCATTTATAAGTTCTCCTTTTTTTTGTCAAAACGCTCTTGTAGTCCTTGTATAATTTCCATTGCTTTTTCCCAGCAGTTGGGACAATAGAGATTTACTTTTTCTTCTTCTTGTCTTACGACAACGTTCCAAGTCATAACTTGTTCTTTATCCATTTTATTAAAAGATTTTTGACATGTCAAGCATTTATCGTCCATTTTACCAAATAGTGCGACTTTTGCTGCCATTTCTTTTTCGGCTGACTTCTTTTCTTTAGTTGCTTGTTTTCTGCGTAATTTTCTTTCTAAACTCATGGCACCCTCAATTTATTAAGCTGTTCTCCAGCCATCCAGTTTTGATCACAATCTCCGCGAATACCGGGGACGGCTCCGCTTCCAGTCCATTGCCAAACATCCCATTCATCCCATAGTGTGGTAACTCGTGCTGGCTCAACGCCACTATTATAACTTGCTAGCCATACTGGATATGAAGCTAGCTTGTTTTGTAACTCTTTCTCGGCTTTCATAACATATAGCTGCCAAGCCCATCGCGCTGTATAAATGATTGGTTTTACTTTTGTTTCACAACCAACTTTGTATAGCCAGTTGAGATACCACTCGCAGTTATAGTTGTCGTCTGTCTTTACGCCGTTTTCAATGTCAAGCATTGGAACTATATCACCAGTTTCTAATCCAGCTTTTTCTAATTGGAATAGGAAGTTATCTGCTTCTTTTTCCCAATCTCGGGAATCTCCAGCATATGTATCTGGGCGAGCAAAGTGGTAAGCACCTACTATAATATCATTTTCCCTTGCATCATCAAACTTCTTTTGGTAGCCAGGATTCTGATGGGTGGTGCCCTCTGTAACTTTTATCCAAGCATAGCGTACCCCTGCCTCTCTTACTTTCTTAAAGTCGATGGTGCCGTTATGACTTGATACGTCAATACCGGGCAATACTTCAATTCCTAGATTGCCAAGGGTTTGTGGTCCAGCGATACCGTCGATGCCAAGATCGTTGTGTTGCTGATAAGCTCTAACTTCTGCTTCTGTTTTAGAACCAAATTTGCCATCTGCGACAGTGGGTAGCTTGCTTTGTAGTCTTTTTACCTCTTGCCCTTCGTCGCCTTTTCTTAATGTATATATAAAACTCATTTATCTTTCTCCTGTGCTTCCAAAGCCACCTTCGCCTCTCGCACTGTTGATATTTAATATTTCAGCATCTAATACCTCTTCTACATTACAATGAACAATAGGTATTAGAACCGCTTGTGCTATTTTATCACCGGGAGCTATACATTGAGTTGCTGTGCCAATATTGTGAAGATTGACGTACACCTCTCCATCGTAGCCGGGATCTACTACGCAAGCACCGGTAATTAGTTGCCGTTTAGAAGCAATGCCCGATTTATTTTTGATTTCTAGCATATACCCATATGGAACCTCTACTTTTATTCCTGTTGGAATTAGTCGCGATTCCTTTGGTGGGATAAAATAGTTCTTTGAGCAATCATATAATTTCTTTTCACCATTGGGGCAATAGAACAAGTCCATACCCGCATCGCTAGCGTGTGCTCGTAGTGGTAGTTTTGCGTCTTCTCGCAGACGATATACTTTTAAGTTCATTGATTTTCCTTATTTTGTTATGATTCAAGTGTGTTCAAGTCTCATCGCGTAATCAACTTTACATTTTGTTTTCTGAAATACCCAAAAATAACTGTGGTATTTTCTAGCATGTTTTTGTGCTCTATGGTTATGTCCTATGATTCTATTTTTAGCGTTTAAAACAAACATATCTTTTGGGTAAAAGCCTTTTTCTATTGCACAATTCATTATATAACAGTGGGAAAACCAATTTTTCCCACTTGAAACTGTATCTTGGCATTTAAAGACCAGTACTCCATCCTTTTTGAGTATTCTGAAAAATTCAGTCAAACACTCATCATACCATTTCCATAAATCAGTCACATAGCGAAAACCATGGAATCTTTTTCCAATTATGCCAGTTGGAGCCTGCTTTGTATGACCAGCAATAAATGGAGGATCAAACATTATGCTCTTAATGCTTTCTTCTTCAAATGGTAAGTTTTCCGCTGAAGCCTTTTTGATATCTTCTCTCTTAGGAAATAAATCATATTTATATTTTGGCTCCAAAATATCATGCGGTTTGTAAAAATTTCCCTTACTGTAGGTGGGATCCAATTCAAAACCAGCAGGTAAATATAAGCTTTGAATACTGCGAATAATTTCATGCTGATCAAAAGACGTTGTTTTGATAATGCTATCAGAAACTTTTATTTGAACATCGGACATTTAAATTGCACCTTTTTACCTTTACTTCCAGTGGCATATGTCCACGATAACCCCGTACCATAACCTCGCTTTTCACTAGATAGGACTTTTTCGATTGCATGCTGTAGGGGGTGTGTAGCGAAAAACAATACATTTTTGTTTTCCTTACGTAAGCCGTATG